CGAGCTGGCCGTAAAGCTGACGAAGGACGGACAGAACGTCATCTCCGGCGAGGGCGTCGAGGGGCGGCTCGTCGCCAAGCGTGCGGCCGAACTCGCGGGCTACACGTTCGGGTTGCCGCTGGGGCAGGCGGTGGGCATCGGCTCGAATGTGTGGCAAGGGATGGAGCAAGGCGACTTGAAGGCGAAAGACATTTTGTTCAGTCGCCGGTCGTTTGGTGACACGCGCGACCAATAGCGGGGACGACATGCTGCGATACGAAGTTACTCCAGCCGCTCGGAAACTGCTCGACTTCATCGGCAAGACCGAAGCGCCACGCGGGTTCGACACGGTGTTTGGCAACAAGCCGATGCCGCGCCCGCTTACGACGATGACGTTCGACGAAGTGGTGAGAGATGGCCCGCGCCGGACCCGAGAGTATGGGTCTTCGGCGGCGGGGCGTTTCCAGTTCATGCGAGACACGCTCGACGCCAAGTCGACGACTGCCGACCTCAAGGGCGAAATGGGCCTAACCGGGTCCGAGCTTTTCAACGCGGATTTGCAGACGCAGATGGGAATTCATCTGCTCAAGCGGCGCGGGTTCGACAAGTTTATGTCGGGCCGCATGGGCGTGAACGCTTTTGCCCTGAACCTCGCGAAGGAGTGGGCGTCGTTCCCGGTCCTGGCGAATTGCAAGGGCGCGCACCGTCAGGTGAAGCGCGGGCAGAGCTACTATGTCGGCGACGGCCAGAACAAGGCCCTGGTGAAGCCGGAGGCGGTCGAGGCGCTGCTTAACTCGATCCGACCGGCGTCGGCCGCGCCGACCGTCTCCCCGGTGCCGATCGCGATCCCGAGTGAGCCCGCCGATTTGCCCAGTGTGCAAACTGTGTCCGTGGACACCAACCCTCCTGCGCTGCCCTGGTGGGCTCGCTGGGTCGGGATCGAACCGGCCCGGCCGGTTGGCGCGGAACGGCCCGGCCTTGCCCCTGACGGCGATCCTGCGCTGTGGGATGCGCAAGCGGCGCTCGACCGGCTCGGCTACGGCCCCGGCCTTCTCGACGGCCTGATGGGCAAGCGGACTAAGACAGCCATATGGGAGGCTCGCGAGCGGAACGGCCTGCCCGAGGGCAACCACTTCGACGAAGCGTTCAAGGCGGCGCTTCCCGGAATGAAGCCCGCTGTGGTTTCCATTCAGCGGGCCGAGGCCAAGAGGCCCGAGGTGAAGCAACGCGCGCCCGAAACCGTCAAGCAGCTCGACGGCATCGGCCTAATCGGCAAGGTGATCCTTGGCGCGTCGGGGGTTGGTGCCGTTGACGCGGCCGGAGCGTTGGACCAGTTCAAGGCCGTTGCTTCGCAGGCTTCCGAAACCCTCGACAGTATTCAGACGGTGTTCTCCGTCATCACAAGGTTCGTCTCATGGTCGATCGCGCATTGGTGGGTGTACGGCATCCTCGCGGGAATTTGGATTATCTGGAAAGCCTTTCTGGCATACCTTCGGGTTCAGGCGCTGGTGCGACAAGGGAGGCTCGGCTAATGGAAAATGGGTACGGACCATTCGCGCTGAGGAACACTCGGTGGCTTGAGCTTAATTATGGTCTGTGCCTGTTTGGCTGGGGCGGAAATATGTTGTTCTCTCAGAACAACATTGCTGCTTATCAGTTGATGTCGACCGTCATGCCCGAAAGCAGGTGGGGGCTTCTGGCGGTATCAATATCTCTTCTTCGCATAATCGGTCTCTGGATCAACGGATGGTGGAGGAGAACACCGATCCTTCGCCTTGTCGGCTCCCTACTTAGCGCGATGATGTGGGCTGCGATTGCCGGCATGATGTGGACGGCGGCTGCGGCGACGGGCGCGGCTCTGCCGGGCGGCTTCGTGTGGTATGCGGTTTTCCTAGCCGGCGAGGTGGTTTGCTGCCTCGCTACGGGATACGATATGCACAGGCTTGGTTCGCTATCGGCGGGAGTACCGCGTAAGCATGTCACCCGTTGAAGCGAAGGCCTGGGCCGATATCGTTATAAGCATCGTTGTCGCCGTTGGCGGCGGCGGCACAGTCGCGGCCGTAATCGGCTACATGAAGTCGAAGCGCGAGCCTCCAGCGCATATCGCTCCCCCGACGCCTGCGGGCGGGATCGCGCAACAGATCGGCGGAATGGTCCTTTCGCAGACGGCCGTCGAGGGGATCACGGCGGCCCTCAATGCCCTTGCGGTGGCGTACACCGCTCACACCCTCCAGTGCGCGGCCGACAACAAGTCCAGGCGCGAGGAGATGGAAGCGCAGCGCAAGCATGAGCGCGATCTTGCGAGCGACGCGCAGCGCGAGATGAAGACGTTAAACGACCATCTCGACACGCTCGGAACCCGCATCAAGAATATGCCGGGGTGCGGTGCCTAGTTCCGCAGGCTGCGCGCGGCGATCCCGTTCTCGACAGCGGCGCGGTGTGCGTCTATTTTGCCGCCCATGATCTCGACGCGAAGTGGCAGCAGGCCATCGTGGATCGCGGCGTATTCGCGCCAGGACTTGCGGCCCGCGCGCTGCCTCTCGTCTTCCTGACGCCATTCGAGGGCGAGGCGGCAGACGATCGTCCAGAGCCCGCGCGCCTTGGCAAGGCCGCGCTCGTACCGCACCATCATGAACAGGTCGTATAGCTGAGCGCCGCGCGTCATGCGCCGATTGTTGAACGCCTTGCGGCACTCGACGGCGCAGAATGAATTCGTGTCGCGGTCGCGCTTGGCGGTGAAAGGCAGGCCGCATTCCCGGCAGTTCGTGCACATTGATCCGTCCCCACGGTATCGGCTAGTCGCCAGCCGCGGGGACGGTGTAGGTGGTAGTTGACAGCGTGTCAACAGCTACGCGACGCGACGGCTCCGGCGGCCGGTGGCGACCTCCTCGATCGCTTCGGACTGCTGATCTCCCTCGGACTGAACCTCGATCACGGCGTCATCGGCTTCTTCGCCGATCCGGTCATGATGCGTGCCGTTCACGCTTACGCGCGATGGCTCCTCCTCGGTCGCGCCACCGCTGCCCGGCCCGGTGGACTGCGTGTCGACCGTCTCGGGCATGGTCGCCGGGGTCTCGGGCTTCTCGCGGCTCGTGTAGCGGTGGTCGACGCCGATCACGACAGCGCCGGCCGTCGCCAGCTTGTCGAGCGTGCCGTAATCCTTGGCCGCCTGGATCGCGGTCGCCTTCGCCGTAGTGTCGTTCAAGTCCTTCGGGTTCACGGGAAGAAACATCTTCACCGTGAGGGCGTACCCCTGTTCGCGCTTTGCCATGTCATCGGTTCCTGTGCTGATTTGCGGTGATTACGAGCGCGCGGTGCGCGTCCGATTGAACTGTTCTTTTTCGCCCTCCGGCTGGTAGCCCTCGCGCTTGTCGCGCCAGTATTTCCAGCCTTGATTGGCGTGAGGACGGCCCATGCGGGCCTCTTTCCTGTACGCGGGCCTATACGATCCGGCCCGGCGCGGGTTTTTCTCTCCCATCAAATGTACTCCTTTTCGGCCGGACTATCCGCGCCGTTCTCTCCTCTGACCTCGCCCGGCTCCGGGTCGCGATCGGGATTTCCATCGACGGCCTGGGCCGCCTGATTAAGTTCGTGCGAGATGGCGTCGAGCGCCGTGTTCGCGCGAGGGTCTAGGCCAGACCGGAATGCGACAAGAGCCGCGACCCCCTTGCCGGCCTCTGCCCTAGCGGCGGCGAACAAGCGATCCCGGCTGCTCGTCTTCGCCTCGGCAGCGATGGGCTTGACCGTGTACGGCGAGCGCTTGGCCCGCGTCACGGTCAGGGCCATCGTCACGTCGCGCTCGATGTCTGAGACGTGGCTGATCCGAATGCCGCCGACTTTCATGCCGCCGAACATCACGTCTTTATCGCAATACAGCGTCATGCGCCGCCCGGCATAGGACGCGCCGTCCGCGCCCCACACCGATATGAGAACGCGCCGCATCGACTTGCACGGCTTGTAGGGCTTGCCGTTGTCGCCCTCGAAACTGATCGCGACAGGCTGATCGGGGTCAGAGGCGCGAGAGACCTTTACGACCTTGATCGTGCGCGGGCCGGCGATCAAGTCGTCGGCGTTGAGTTGGTCGCTCTTGGGAGCGATGGTTTGGGATAGATCAGTCATACGACGATGTCCTGAATTTTGCGCTCGGTCGGCACGGCTTTCGACGAAAGGACGGCTTCTTCATATTTTAAACGGGCAAGATGAAGCCTCTCCTCGAAACCTGCGGCAGCGTGTAGGATCGCCGACTGCACATTGTCATCGGGATACGCGCGTATCACGGCCATCGGCAGGCCGCCGGAATACGAGACCACGTCGCACCACGCCCGCTCTGTGACAAGCAGTCCGGTCTGAACCTGAAGCATGAATTCAGCAGGAACGGTGCCGTCGTACACGTCGACAACGAACGTCTCGACCTGATACTTTTGCCGCCGTGACTTGGCCTCGACAAGGCCGTCCTCGCTCACGATCGCGTCCGGCGAATAGCCGATCGTGAAGCCCCATTGGTCGTTCGTGATGAAACCGACCCGCTCGATTGGGCTGTGGCGTTCGGAGTAGATGCGAAGCGCCTCGACCTCGTCCTCGATACCGCGAAGCATGTCGAAACTGACGTAATGCGGCTCGACATATTTCGTAATCCGCTGGGCCAGCAACTCATACAGGTGCGAACGCTCCTTTTCGTTGCTCGCAATCTTGAGCGTTGGCGTAAGGATCAAATTCATTTCGCTCGCCGTGAGCAATCCGCAACGCGCGGCAAGCCATTCGTCCGACCCCTGCACTAGGTCGGCGTGAATCGTGATGTGAGAGCCGTTCATCACAGGCCCTCCACAGGCGCGTATTCTATAGACAAGGAAAACTTGAAGCCACCTTCCATCATGGCAGACCACGCCTCGCGAAGCGCATCGACGGCGGTTGGCCCTCGACCCGTCGCTTTGACCTCAAGCGCGCGATCCCGGAACGACACCGCCGCAGACCACCTTATCTCAGGCGAGATGTAGCTTTCGCTATGTCGCATAAGGGCGAAGTCGCCGCCGTGACGGTCGATCGTATCGAAAATTTCCTCAAAGTTCATGGCCTTGCCTTTCAGTGTCCCCGCCGCCATTTGCACCGATAGTTGACAGCGTGTCAACGCGCTTGATATGCGTGGCTCATGAGCATCGAGAACACCCCAGCCGGTCGGCTTGTCGCCCTGTTCGCGGAACCCGGAGCCGGTGGGCAGCACGGCCACGGCCTGGCTAGATTTTGCGAAGCTTCCGGTCTGCACAAGTCGACCGTATCGCGGTGGCTCTCGACGACAGCCAAGCGTGCGACGGCGGGGCAAATACCCGATCGGTTCCACGCGGACGTGATTGCCGCCGTCGACAAGGCGGGTATGCCTCGATCCGTGCTGCGCCCGATCCTGCCGGCCGTGTCGACCTGCCCACGGTGTGGGTCGGCTATCGCGCCGGGGCAGCGGGCGTGATCCATTACCACGGGACGCCCATCTCACCGGCTGATGTTTTTCTGACGCTCCGAGGCCGTCATTTCTGCGTGTCGCATGCGCAGCCGCAGGACATCGAGCGCGCGCACAAGGTTGGGCAAGGCGTCATGCTCGACAACGGGGCTTTTACGAAGTGGAAGAAAAACCGGCCGACCGATTGGCCGTCGTTCTACGAGTGGTGCGATAGATGGCTCGCGCACCCGAACACATGGGCTGTGATCCCTGACGTCATCGACGCTGGGGCGCAGCTACAGGACGCTCTTTTGCGCGAATGGCCGTTCGGGCATCGGGGCGCACCCGTCTGGCATATGGACGAGCCGCTTGGCCGGCTGTCCAAGCTCACCCTCGAATGGCCGCGCGTGTGCATCGGATCGACTGCGGAATTCGCTCGCGTGTTGTCTGATCCTTGGCGCGGCCGGATGGATGAATGTTGGAACGAGCTGGCCCGGCATCATCGACGCACGCCTCCGGTTCACATGCTCCGGGGGATGCAGTGCTCTGGCCGCGAGTGGCCGTTCGCGAGTGTCGACAGCTCTGACATCGCGCAAAATCACAACCGCCCGTACAACACCGCGCTCGACATGGCGAACCGCTGGGACGCGATGCAATGCCCTGGCGCGTGGTTGCCGCCGGAGGATCGCAAGCTGTTCGCCCTCGGGCGCGCGCCTCGATCGGCGAAAGAGCGCTTCGATCATTATGCAGCGATGGCTTCCGAGATATGAACCTCCTCTCGCCGACGCCTCGCCCGATCGAGCTGCGCCCGTTCCAGTCGGACATGATCGATCAGACCCGCGCGGCGCTCCAGCGGCACAAAGCGGTCATGGTCCAGATGCCGACCGGCGCTGGGAAGACTGTCACGGCGGCTGCGATGATGCAGGGCGCGGTCCAGCGCGGCGGGCGGCCCTGGTTCGTCTGCCATCGCGATTTTCTCGTAGATCAAACGAGCCTAACCCTGGAGCGGTTCGGCCTCGATCACGCTTTCATCTCTGCCGGTCGACGCTGGAACCCGTACCTGCCCGCTCAGGTCTGCTCGATCGACACGCTCCGCAATCGGCTCGGGCGCGTCCCTGACGCCTGCCGGCCGACTGTGTTGTTCGTGGACGAGGCCAAGCATTCGAGTGCGGCGTCGTGGTCCGGCGTGATCCGCTGGGCGATCGAGAACGGAGCGAAGGTGGTTGGCCTCGACGCAACGCCCAAGCGACTAGACGGAAAGGGTCTCGACGACTTGTACGGGGCGATGATCCTGGGGCCGTCCGTCGAGTGGCTGATCGAGCAAGGCTACCTGTCGCGCTACCGCGCGTTCGCGCCGACCATGCCGGACCTGTCTGGCGTCGGCACGCGGGCCGGAGACTACAACGCCGAACAGCTCGGCGAGGTGATGGATCGCGACAGCCTGACCGGGAACCTCGTCGAGCATTACCTGCGGCTCGCGCCCGGCAAACGGGCGATCTATTTCTGTGTGAGCGTCATGCATTCGCAGCACGTCGCGGCGGCTTTCCGCGCGGCCGGCGTTTCTGCCGTCCACCTCGACGCGGCCTCGCCCTCAGACGAGCGCCGGTCGGCCGCGCGTGGCATGGCGATCGGCGAGATTGACGTGATCTGCAACGTCGCACTGTTTGGTGAGGGATACGATCTTGCGGCGCAAGCCGGCATGGATGTCACGGTGGAGTGCGTGGGCCTCGCTCGCCCGACGAAGTCGCTCGCGATGGCAATGCAGCAAATGGGGCGGGCTCTGCGGCCGAAGCCCGATGCGGCGATCATCCTCGATCATGCCGGCATCCTCACGGACCCGGCGATTGGCCTGCCGGATGCCGATCGGGAATGGACCCTGGAAGGCACGGCGCGCAAGTCGAAGAAATCCGCGCCGACCGCACCGCCCGTTCGCGTGTGCCCGAAATGCTTTGCGACGTGCGGCGCGTCCTCGCGGGCGTGCGTCGAGTGCGGCGAGCCGTTCCCGATCGACGCGCGGATGATGGCAGAGAACGACGATACGCTCGTCGAGATAGACCCGGCCGAACTCAAGCGCGTGCGGAAGATGCAGGAGCATCAAGCGACGACGCTCGACGATCTGGTCGCTGTCGGTCAGGCGAGGGGGTATGCCAAACCGAAAATTTGGGCGGCCAATTTGTGGGCTGCGCGCGAGCGAACCCGGCATGCTCGGACTGAGCAGGCTGCGGCTCAACAGAAGTTGTGGTGACAATGGACCAGTGGCGACCAATCGAGACCGCGCCGAAGGACGGGACCATTGTTCTGCTGGGCGGCGGAACCTGGGGTGATGACGAATTGGCCGAGGCTCCGCGCTCGATGTCGGCGCGGTATTACGAGCGCCGGTGGGATGGCCGGCTATTTAGCTATTGGGTCGTTTTTTCCGCAGAAGCGGGGCATAGTCTTTTTCCATATGAAAACCCGACGCATTGGCAACCCATGCCGTCCGGCCCTGTCGCATGAACCCGGACGACACTTGGATCGCGCGGTACATGCTGCGCGACGGCCTGACGGAGGGCGCGGTAGCGCGCATCCTGGGTGTCTCGATCGAGGCTGTGATGCTTGTGGTCCCGTTGCGCGACAGGTTGGGCAAGCGCATATCGCCGGCCTACGTCGCGGCGGCGGATCGCAGCGCGGCGAAACAACGGCAGGGGCGCAGAGATGCACGAGCGCGACTTAATCAACCCGATCCTGCTCAAGGCGTCGAAGATCGGGTGTAGGTTGTTCCGGGTGAACACCGGCGTCGGGTGGGTCGGCCGGGTCATCTCCAAGACGACGGGCCGGATTATACTCGGCGACCCGCGCCCGCTCCATGCCGGCCTATGCGCTGGCGGGTCTGATATCATTGGCTTGCGGCGCGTCACGATCACGCCGGACATGGTCGGCACGGTCATCGCTCAGTTCGTGGCGATCGAGGTCAAGACGCCCGGCGACAAGCAGAGCGACGAGCAAGAGCGGTTCCTAGAAATGGTTCGGGCCTCCGGCGGTTTCGCGCTGGAGGCCCGTGACGTTGATTCGGTCTTGGCAGCGTTAAGCGAGCGTGCGGGATAGGACCGCCTCGACCATCGCGCGGTGCGCCTCCAGCGCGAGATGCAGGCCGTAGGCCGCACTCGCGATCCCGAAGTTGACGCGACCGCCGCCAGCCTCGGATGTCTGCCGGTCAAGCTCGCGCCAGAAGCGGAGGAATTCGGTTTCCTGTTTCATGATGCGTCCCCGTGTTGCGGTTGTGGCCGCGCCGGGTGGCGCGGCCGGCGGTGGTTAGAAGCTGTAATCGTGATATGCGCGGCGCTCGCCGAGCCGGAGCCCCTTGCCCCCGGTCTTGTTCCAGCGGTTCGTTTCGGGGTTCTTGCGGACTGGAGCCCATTTACCAGAAACTTCGCGCTTGTACGTGGAGCGGTATCCGTCCGGGTTCGATGTGTAGCTGTATTCCTGACACTCGCTCATACCGTTGCTGTCGGTGCGGGTCGCGGTGTCGTCTGTTACTTCGATGAACGTAGACTTCCCTACCGTGAATACGCGCTGGATCGTCCCGGCGCTGCGGTCCGTCCAGCCGAGCATGGTGACACCCATGCCGGCTTCCGGCTCGGGCTGGCGCACAACCATACGGCTGTAAAGGTGGTTCTGAAGGCTGTTTGTCTCGGTGCCGATACGCATCATTTTTCCCCGTTTTATCGTCTAGTCGCGAGCCGCCCGACTTCTCTACACGTCGAGTTGACACGCTGTCAACCCGGTACGCGGCGCAACGCGAAACGCCCGCCAGGGGCGAACCTGACGGGCGTTCCTCAAGCGCGGGGACGCTGATAGGCGGTGAAGCCCGGTCAGATTTCTAGCCGTGCGTCGCTACAGCGTCAAGCGTGCGCTGCGCGGCGATGGCTTCCCGGATCGTCTGCTCGTGATCCTGCATGAACGCGAGCGTGTTCCTGACGCTCCGCAGCACGGCCATGTGGTATTCGACCTGACCTTCCGGCACCTTGGCCTTGCGCAACGTGGCGCGCATGTGGATCGTAACCGTGTCGAGCGTCAACATCTGCATCGACAGGCTGTGCCGCGTCTTAGTTTCCATCGTCCCCTCCCTCGATCACGTAACACGGTATCAGCCGGCCATCGACCCGGCGGCGAACGCGCACATACCCGCGCGACTTGAGGTGCGACGCGATCCGCCGCTCATGCTGGTCATTCCGCAGGTGCTTCGGGATATCAAGGAAGGTGAACAGCGCGCCCATCGTAAGCGGCATCGTCCCGACCATCGAGTTCAGGTAGGCGTCAAGGTCTCCGGCCCAAGCGTCCTCGACGTAGCGTGCCGCCTGCACCTCGGACGCGTGGTCGTTTTCTTCGCCCTCAAGCCACCACTTCATGCCGGCCCGGTAGAGGTGGACCGCCTCGGCCCAAAGCTGGTCGCGATCGGCGGCCAGTCCGTCGATGTCCATTGGGCGCGTCACGCGGACGGGCCAGAAGCGTCGAGCCCCAGTCGGATCGCGTAGGTATCCCCGGCCACCTGGGTTGACGGTTCCGGCAAGCACGCACCGCCTGGGAATGTTCACGACGATCTTGCCGTATGGGAGGCGGATGCGGTCAACCTTCGTCGAGACCCACCGCTTGATCCCGTCCGGGTCCGATTTTCCGAAGCCGTTCAGCTCGGCAATTTCGACTATGACTGTACCCTGCATCTGCATCACTGCGTCTTTGCTTGATATGTCGTCGATGCTGTCGACGAAATATCTGCGCCCGTTCATGGTCGCCAAGGTTTCAAGCGCAGTAGACTTATGCTTTCCTTGCGTTCCCTCGAAGATCAACATCGTATCGACCTTCTCGCCGTCCGGGTTCGTCGACAGGTTCCGAGCCACGGCGGCGAGGAGCCATTTTGCACCAAACACGCGCTCGATACCGTTCGCAGTCGGCGTGACGCCCATATACCGCTCAAGCCATGACACTTCGCCCATCACGCGCGAGACGCCGTCCCATTTCAGCGCCTCAAGGTAGTCTCGTATCGGGTCGAACGCGGCGCTCTCGGCGACCGTCATGATTGCCGTGCCGGCCTCATTCGTCTTCGGCGTCATGCCGCACTTTTCTAGGAAGGTTTGGCAGAGCGTGATGTCGTTATCCCGGAGCGTGCGCGGCACCCACGGCGCGGATGACTTTTCCCACGGCGGGCGCTTCGCAAGCACGACCTCGGCGGTGAAAGTGTTCTTCACGAATACGCCGCGCGTCAGCTCGTGGTGCCGGAGGGTCGCGACGAAATTGTACATGAGCCGTTTGCGCGGCCCATTGTTCTCGTCGAGCAACCAATACGCCTGAATAGGCGTGCGATCGACGTGATCCTCCTCCGGGTGGGCTGTCGGGAATTTTACGACATTTCCCTTGCCCGGCGGGCTCTCGGCCGCTGACGGTGCCTTCTTGGCGATTTCCGGCTTTGGCTTCGGTTGCCCGGTCTGGATCAAGGCCGGCGTCGGCTCTGGCGCTGGCGGCTCGGGGTCGGGCTCGGGTTCGGGTTCGGGGATGCCCGGAGGAGCGTCCCTGAGGTGAGCCCGCGCCCATTTCATCGCCCGCTTGGCGTCCCACCCCTCAGCCTCGGCGTCGGCCAGGTCCCATCCCTTCGGCATGTCTGCCGGCGGATCAACGATCTTTACCTGCGCCGCGCCGGCCCGCTCGATCATTTCGGCGAGCCCGAGTTTGTGGTTCGCGCCCTCGCCCCATCCGTCGACCGTTTTTAGACCCTCTTCGTCGGCGTCCCGCCAGATGACGACGCGCCGGCCGGCAAGAGGCGTCCAATCCGTCTTGCTCGCCGCTTTCCCGCCGCCGCACCACGTCACGGTCGCGAACGACTTGAGCATCCTTTCGCCCGCGTCGGCGCACTTCTCGCCCTCGACGACTAGCACCTGGGCGTCTGGTCTCAGCGCGAGGCGGTCTAGGCCGTACATGCGACGGGGCTCGCGCATCGGCCGGTGCGTCCATCCTTGCTCGCCGGTCCTCACGTTGCGGCACCACAGAATGCAAGGTGTGACCTTGGAGCCGTCGATGTCGACCCGGAGCACGTATCCGAACGTCCGGCCGGTGACGAGCCGGTACGGGTGAACGAGTGTCGGCGTGTAACTCGTAATGGGTTTGTCGGGGCGCTTCGGATTGAATAATGCTGGCGTGCGCTGCCCGGCTTTCAGCGGGGGCGCGTCGTCAGGCGGCATCGAGGCGACCCAATCCGCATATGGGTCGAACTGCTCGATCGGCGGGCTCGCCGGTTGCCGAAACCCGTCCGGTTTGCGGTCGCCGTTCAAGATTTCGCACGCGCCCTGAAAGTCGACGCCGTCGAACAGCTCGACGAACTTGACCACATCGCCGTTCTTGCCACAGCCGAAGCAATGGAACCGCTGCCCGTCCTCTCGGGCCGGGTAGATCGTGAACGACGGCGTCGTCTCGCTGTGGAGCGGGCAACAGGCGCGCCATTCCGCGCCGTCCCGCTTGATCGAGATGCCTCTTAGCGGCAGGTAATCCGACAGGTTGTTCGCCTGCCGAATTCCTTGCGTGTCGAATTTTGCCACCGGTCCCCCGAGCGCTAATCGTCCGGTATATCCCGGCTTAGGCCGGCAAGGCGACCCATGCGAAAGCGGCAGCGAGCCACATGATCGAGATGCCGATGATGTCGAGGATCATCGCGCGTCGGTAGGCGCGGTCGGTATGTTCGTTCGTTGTCATGGCAAGCGTCCCCCTGGTTGCCGATTGATCGTGATCGCAATAAGTTGACAGAGTGTCAACCGGACTGGGGATTACCCCCGGCTTCAATGATTTTCGGGGCAACAGGCCGACAGAGAATGCAGGCCTTCAGCCCGGAGCCGCACGCGAGGTGGACGTTGCCGTTTGTTCTGAGATTGCCGCGGCACTCGATCGCGTAGCCGTTGCGCCCGCCAACCTCGACGTTCGCTATATACGGGGCTTGGCCGACGAGCCGGTTGATGAGCCAGAAACGGGCGGCCTCGCCACGGCTCTCTATTAGGGCGATTATTTGTTTACCGATCAGCATTACTTGTCCCTTGTTTATGCGATAGGGAGGAATTACCGGCGTCTGTAATGCGGACGATGCCTTTGAGGGGCGCTACTTCGGCCCATCCTCTAGCGACTAGCGAAGAAACGAACAAATCATCATCGTCGTCGAGTAATTTAAGATGCGCCAACTCGACCTGATGGACCCACTGCCCGCTGCGGGCGAGGTGCGTCAGGAGGCGCGTCTGCTCTGGCGTTGGCTTCACGGCGTTCCTCCTTCGGAACGTGGTGTGAGGGCGTCCAGGTCGGCGGCAACGCCAGGGCACGCGCACGCGCCGGGGATCGGGCAACCGGGCGGCTCAATCTGTCCGGGCGCGCGCTCAATCGTGGCGCGAAGGGCGGTGATCTCGCGTGCTTGTCGCCCAATCTCGGCCTCAAGCTCGGCGAGGAGGCGTTCGGCAGCTTCGGCGCGGGTGCGCCACGCCAATCCGATGCGCTTGATCTCTCGTAGGTCCCATTCCTGGGGGCTGAGGAACTCGTCATCGTCCGGCATTACGTCGGCTCCCCGTTGTCGAAAGTGCCCGCCACGCCGAACGGCATGTTGAGGCCCCATTTCCTGGCAAACCGCCGTGCGCCCTGTGCGTCTGTCAGTCGGCTGTAGTTCGTGGGATACCGAAGCCGGCTCCCGGAGTAATAGCGGTCGACCATCCAAGTCAGGCGGTAGTCACCCGCGCCCAAGCGCTGGATGCGGTGGCCGTAGCTGCCGGCCGAGCTGTGCCGGCTCATCGCGACTGCCCTCCGAACGGCATGCCGCCGTGGGGCTCGGGCGACGGGTCGGTGGGTGTTGGTACTGGGGCCGCCTTCGCCTCACGCTTGCGGATTTCCTCGCCCGCGCGGTAGCAGGCCCACGCGATCATCTTCCGAGACGCGGCGTCCCACCGATCGCGACCCGCGCCGTCGAAACCTTGCCAGAAGAAGTTGGCGACGGCGTTCCCTGTGTGGCGTCCGCCGTCAGCGCGGATCAGGTCGCGGTGCTTCGTGTCGTAGCAGTGGATGCAGGCGTCGAACTGCCGACGCATCACGGCGTCCTTGAACGGGTTGCAGATCATGACTGCGCCTCCCGGCCCGCGCCCGCTGGCGGGGTGACGCGCGCGGAGAGGAGGGAGAGGACGGCGCGAGCCTTCGAGACCGACAGAGTGATGAAGCCTTCCGCGCTGCCCCATCCTCGTGCGGACGGGTTCGTCAGGCCACTGCGGATTTCCTCTGCGATCTCCTCCCGCATCGTGTCCGCGCCCGCTGTAAGGCCGCCTTCGGTGGGTGGGGTGCGGAGAGCGGCGAGCGATAGGATGCAGTAGCCCTCCTGCAAGCCGAACTCGCCGGGGCGCAGGATGTTTGTGATGCGTCGATCAACCGGCGGGTCGTCGCTGTAGCCGGTCTCGGGCGCGTAGCACCGCAGCCGGATCGTCTGCCCAACCTCGTAGCCGCTCCGGTCGTCCTTGCGGAACTCGAATGTCTTCAGGCCATCGCGGCACTGATAGAAGACGCTCGGGTGCGCCTTAAACTCGTGGGCGATCTTCTGCTCCTTGGCCGCCGTCTCGTGAGCAGCGCTCCTCACGACAGGGAACTCGGCAAACGGCCCGATGCGGTCGTTGCGGGGCGGGAGGGGTGGCGCCTCGGGTTGAGAGGGATGAAGGATGTACCGGACAAGGGCGAACGTGGACTTGAAGCATCGGCCGTGGCCGCTGTCGTCGAGCATGCCGTTGAGGCGTGCCCAGTCCTTGTCGTCGAAGGCTTCGAACAGGCTCCGCAGCTTGTCCGAGCACGGGGCCGGCGTCTCGGGCTGGGTGCGGACGAGAGCGTGGCTGATCTCGCGAACGGCAGTGAAGTGCTCGGGCCTCAACCACTTTAGAACTTCGACATAGCCCTCCCCCGCGCCGCGCTGATCCAGTTCGTCAGCAACCGCAACGAACGGCTTCAGCGCACCTGACAGTACTTGCAGGCGCCCTGCCAAGCCGTCTACCTCTTCCGATCCGGGAACCAGCCTCGGCCCTGCTGCCAGATCGTGCCCGTGATTTTGTAGTTCCAAGCCCACTTCAGGGCCGCCCATATCCGGCGCATTGGCTTTCGTCCTTTCGTGTGCGGGTGAGATGGAGGCGATAACATCCTCGATCTTCGTCAGCGTCTGCTTGCCCAAGCTGTCGGGCGGGCCTTCCCCGTATTGATCCTCAACGGCGAGTAAGCATTCGCGGGCGGCCTTCAACGCCTCGATTGCGGAGCTGCGATGTTCTTCTAGGATTTCCTGTGCCATCACTATTACTCGCTTCTATTCTTCGTTTTCGGCAAGAAACGACACAACGTCGTCCCATCGATCCGAGCATGTGATTAGCATTTCCTTGTTTTTGGCTTCTTCGGCCATGTCCTTTTCCCATTGATCCTCGTCGATCAACTCGCGAACCGCGTTCTTTATCAAATCGTCGAGCATCCTAGGATCGAGCGCGTCAAGCTCCCAACTCTCGTCGCCGTGCTCGGCCGCATATCCGGCGTGCCGGCTGTCGGTTTCCTTCGCCGGGTTGGGCGGCGGGCTGTGCTCCTCGATCTGCGCCATATTCAGCGCCAGCCGCTCGACCTCGACGCCGAACCGCGAGAACATCTCTAGTCGATCCCGGTTGTCGCGCGTCATGTCCACGCCGGACGGATCATGGTCGCCGAGGTGAAACACGACGACACGTTTTCGCTGGCCCTTGCCTATCGCGCCCAGCCTCTTGCCGGCCGCCCACTGTTCGCTCTGGCTGACGTAGCCACGACAGGAGAAGAACGGCACGCGCAACGGCTGACACGCCCGTTCGATCACGCCGGCAAGGGCCTCCTTCTCGACCCATACCTCGCAGTAGGCTTCCTGATTTCGCCATGGGTTTTCCATGTACTGATCCGCGACAGCGCTGATGATCGCTTCGGGTGAACTCCAGACGTTGGGCGATGTCAGGTTCCGGGTCCGGTCTACGATCGCGGACCAGTCGATCAGCCCGGCCATGCGGCCGTCGTTCACGATCTGCCCAAGGCGCTTGTATTCGGACTGCTTGTTCTCAATCAACGCGCGACTAACGAACTGATAATACAATTGCCGCAACGTTAGCTCGTAACCCTGTCTTTGGTATTCGAGAATAATCGAATTCGCCTGCGCGATTACCTCCAAGCTCGATCGCCGAAAATTCTTTAATTCGAACTGCTCTTTCATTTCGCGTCCCCTTGTTTCGTTCGCTTCAGCGTCTCATGATTTACCCGGCCATCGTTCCGCATCCCGAATTTTTCACGCACGCGGCGAATTCTGTCGACGACCTCCTGCCGGCCTGCGATCCTCGCCGCGTGCTCGGCTGGGGCGTATTTGTCCATCAACACAGCGCCCATCGCGATCGCCCGCGCGCGGTATCCCTTCGAGATGTCGTAGTGCTCCCACGAAGCCTTGGGCGGGCACTGGAACCAACGCCGCAGCCTGGGATCGAGCCGGCCCGCGAACTCGTGCAACTCCTCAACGCTGTCGGCCCAGAGGTGGCACATCTTCATCCGGCCAAACCGATGTTCGACGTTGTCGACGTACACGGTCATATCACCACATCTTCCTCAACGTCCCGCGGCACGCAGACCGTGATGAACCGGCGCTTCCGGCGCAATCCCGTCACGGCGTCGATCTTGGATCGGCTCACGAATTCCTCGCCCGATCTCAGCCCGAAAACCGTCCCCATGTCGACAAGACGTTCAGCCGCCTCGTAGACGGACGGGTGGTCGTCCGTGACCTTCACGATCCCCGAGGGGCTCGCCGCGCATCGCTCGACGATACGGTTCATGGCCGCCTGAACCATTCCCCGGTGCGAAGCCATGATCCTATCGAGTTCAGGACCCTCCGCATTCGAAGCGAGCTTGATCCTGCCGACCGATACGCCGCGGATTTTCTCGTAGGCGAACTTCGCCCGCGCCCTGGTGCTGTCGGTGACGTGCGATGACGGGTGCAACAGCTTCTTGAGGGTCCGCAGAGCGACGCTCGTATCAGCTTGGCTGTACGGAGGGGGGTGTTTGTCGATAAGTTTCTCGATGGCCTTTAAATCCATAATCTTTTCAACCTCTTACCCCTGATCTTAAGAGACATAGATAGAAAGTGAGATTAAATATTAGAGGGGAAAGGTACAACCTTTTGAAATTTATCGCAATAGGTTTACCAAACGGGCTCTATCTGCCATAGCTTGTACGTAACAGCATGGAACTGCGGGAGGTGAACCTATGGGGCCAAATATCAACTTTGTTTTCGGGTCCGACATGAACACGCGACGCGTACTTAAACCCATATAAACACACGCAAACGAGTGTGTACGTGCGATTTTTTTGTGCGAAAACGCACACGTTCATATTTGAGGGAAATCCATGAAGGGCGAAGAAAAAGTTTTGCACGTCGTTCCAACGTTGCACCCCGACAACACTCGGTCAGTCGAGGGGGTATCATGGCCCCGAAAGCGGCTTACGGAGCGGTCCCCGGAGGCTGTAAAACGGATCGCGGAATTGATGCGGCAATCCAGGGTTCGGCGGGATTTCGGAGGGGTCGAGGAATGACCGCGGAGGAACGTAGATCGATCCTTGAGACGGCGCATCGGCTCGATGCGGAGGGCGAGGCCATGCGGAAAGAGGCGAGGCGGTTGCGAGCTATGGTCAGCCGCTCCCGTCCATTCGCTACCGGCACTGACCTGTCTTTCGGCCGTGATCTGTGCGCCGAAGCGGTCGGCGAGGTGATGCCGGATGGCAAGTTGCGGATCACGTCGCTTCGGTGGGTGAAGCCATGAGCGGGGCGGCGTGGATCGCCGTTCTCCTGTTCTTCGTCAACATTGGCTCTGGCGTGCTGTGCGTGGTCGATGGTCGTATCTGGCGAGCGTGGGCCAGCTTCATTGCCGCTTGGCTGCTGGCGATTTCTCTGGCGTTTCGTCTAGTCGCCTGGATGGGAGGGTTCGATGCGGTTTGAATATCGGATAGCGAGGGCTCGGGCCTGTGAGCCAATCGACATTGAGGAAGCTGGCTTGAAAATCCGTCAACACGGCATGGACGGCTGGCGCGTGACCTGTTGCGTTGCGACTGAGGGGTGGGTTCTGTGGACACTTGAGAGGGAGGTGAAATGATGGTGTTCGATTATTGCGCTGTGCGCGCTCGTCTCGACTGGCCGGGAAGTTTCGAGGACGGCGTCGAGACGGTGAAGGCTCTCGCCAAGGAGGGGTGGCGCGTCGCGCATTGCGTCGGCGTTCTGAGCCAAGTCGTTTGGACGCTTGAGCGGGAGGTGAAGCGCGATGGATGAAGATATCCCCCGCCGCGTGACCGCGCTCCCATCTGGCGCACTCTGCCTGTTCTTCGGCGAGAACGCCGTCCGCCTTATGCTCAAGGGCTCGGGTCTAGTCGCCAAGCCCGGAGAAATCTTTTTCGCCCGCCTGCCTTGGGGTGGGGTCGGCTATGTGATGCGGCATCACGAACTGAATTGGGGGAAGCGCGATGCCTTGGGCTGAAATCGCGGGCATTCTGACGCTTATTTCTGGCGCGTGGCTTTTGGCCGAAGCGGTGCGGCTGGTTTGGAACCGGTGGGGTGCTGGTGATGCGTGAGTGCTGGGTGAACGTGTATCGGGCGACCGATGGGATGTCCGTGGCGGGGGTCGCCGTTCGAAGTCGGGAAGCATGCTTGTGGTTGGCGACGCTGGGGGCTGTTCCCGTCTGTCGCCTCCACGTCAAGCTCAAGCCTGAGGGCTCGCCGAAACGGTATCGCGACGATTTCGAGCGGTCTGCCTATGAGAACGCGGAGGCGCGTGGGCATGTGATCTACGCCAGCATAGCGAATACGCCGCCTGGAACGCGCGAATACCGGTCAAGGCCGAAGGGCTATACTGAGGCGGTCGGCCGCATCGTGAGTACGTTCGAGGGCGATCCGTCCGCTCCAATGGTGCCGCGTTTCTCGACGTGAACTGCCTCGACCCGAGCCTCCTGTCGGCCGATCCCTTCGACCCGACGCATTGGGCCGAAGACGACGCGGAAGACGTGGCGTACCTGCACCTGTCCGATCGAACCGATTGTTACGCGATCCTCGATCGGCAGGATTACGAGTGGGCGCGGTCGTTTCGATCGGGCCTATGGTGCCATACCTACGGCTCGGGCGACATGGACCCGGAGACGGGCGTCATGTCCCGGCCGGACGGCATCTACGCGCGCAAGACGGTCGACGGTAAGACGCTGTTCCTGCACCGGCTGATCTGCGAGCGAGCGAATGGCCCGGCTCCAATCCTGTGCCCGATCGCCGATCACATGAACGGCCACACGCTCGACTGCCGCCGCGTGAACCTGCGGTGGGTGACGCGGTCGCAGAACGCGATCAACCGGCCGAAGTCGAAAACGCGCGAGGCATTCTTGCGCGCGATCGGTCGAGCGTATTAAACCGGTTGTCCATTTAAGCAGAGGGCATGACATGACCACGAAGCCGGAGGGGCTGATCGGATCGGCCGTGACGTTCAAGAGCGGGCGCAGCGGCACCACGTACCGGGGCGTCGTCCGCAAGGCGCTCGATAAGGGTCGCGTGCTCGTGGAGAGTTTCGAGGATGGTTCGACCGTCGAGCGCCGTGTGTTCGCCAGCGCTTGCACGGTTGCTCCGGCTACGGCTAGCGCGTAGGATCGCCTCGCGGGTCGGCCGAGGCGTCGGCGGTCTCGCTGCCCACCCCTGGGCGTTTCTTCCCTAGCTCTTGGCCCGCCGGGTTCGTCCTGGCGGGCTCTTTCATTTCATCCGCCACGCCGCTACCTCTGAGCCATGACATCGCGCGCACCACAGGCCCTCGACGGGATCGAGGACGAAGACGCCTTCACGCTCGAAAACTCGGGCCTGGACGATCGCGAGAAGATTTTCGTGATGGCGTACCTGCGGCGGCGCAATTTCCAGGCGGCGGGGCGCGCGGCTGGTCTCATCTCGCCGGACGACGATTACGGCTCCCGCGACGGACGGCGGGTCTATGAACGCCCGCTTGTCAAAGCAGCGGTCGACACCCTACTGCGCTCCAGGCTCAAGCGACTAGCCGTCACGCCCGCCCGTATCGAGCAAGAGCTTGCCAAGGTGGCTTTCGCGACGCCGGGCACGTTCATGAAGCTCCAAGAGGACGGAACCGCGTATATCGATTTCAGCGAGGCCGAGCCCGAAGACCTTGCCGGCCTGCACTCGTTCAAGTGCGATGTCGCAAACGAGCCCGGAGCGGATCGCGACGCTCCGCGCACCGTGACCAAGATGGAGGTGCGCATGCTCGACAAGGTGAACGCCTTGACCAAGCTCGCGCAAATTCACAAGATGATCGGCGGCGACGGCGAGGTGACGGTTGTCGTCGATGTTGCCGATGAAATCCGCGAGGCACGCAGGCGCGCGCGGCTGAAGGTGAAAGACGGGGACGTAGAATGAAGTTCGTTTGGCACAAGAACGGGACGGCTATGTTCGGGCCGTGCCTGTCGTATGAGCGCGTCGCGTCCGGGATCGTGTTGCAGATTGCAGCCGTCGTCGGCCCCGGCGTCTCGACGGTCCTATTGCATGGTCCTGGCGACGCCGCGTTTACCCTGCCCTGCGGTCGGCAGGTTATCGAGGTTCTGTCGTGATAGCAGACCAGGGCGTGACAGCTCGCGCGATCAACCTTGAGGCCGGGCAAGTTCTTGTCGAGGCCCCCGACGGAAAGACGCAAATCTGCGACATCCTCGGGTGGTTCGCGATGGGCGGGATCAAGGTCTCGACGTATCAGCTCGCGCACTCGTTCGCGTTCGAGGTCGAGGGCTTCGATCGAAACGGGGTGCCGGTTTCCCAGCGATACGACGCGATCCTCGAAGGGCTCGGGGAGCCCCTGGAGCGGGACGCGGACGGCACGTTCAGGGCGAAGGCCGCGCGACGGCTGGATGCGCAAGTGGGGAAATCATGAAGTATTACCTTGCCGACAAGCCGGTGAAGGCCGCGCCGCTGATCCGTGTCGAGCGTGTCCCGGAGATGGACGGGCGCGCGCATCTCTTCGTCGTCTTCAATGAAAACACGCTCCACTGCGAACGGGCGATCCACCTCGACGATGGGCCGATGCCGGACGACTGCCCGAACGTCGGCGACTTCATCATCGATCACGGTACGCATCTGACGTGGCAGAGCCCGGAAGAATTCGCCGAGAATTATCTTGAGGTGGCGGAATGACCTACCAGGGCGCGTCGATGTCTCAGAGCCGCATCGTCTGCGTATATTTGTGCGACGGCAGCGGGCGTCAGATGACGCATAGGTTCACGTTCGACGAGCCGGCCGCGATCGAGGACATCGGCCTGATCAAGCCCGGCATCGAGTGGGATCACGCGAAACACAAGGGCAAACTCGAAAATCTATGAGCGTCGAGGATCGCCAGCTTGCGCGCGACATGGCCGAGCTGTGGGACAACCCGCTTGGCTTCGTCCTCTACAATTACCGATGGGGACAGGGCGATCTGGCGCACTTCCTCGGGCCGGACCTGTGGCAGGTCGACTTCCTCGACGAATGGGGCCAGGACATCCGCCAGCGCGGGTTTACCGGCGCAGCCTCGGTATTGCCGATGCGCTACAGCGTCCGGGCCGGGCACGGTGTTGGCAAGTCGGGTCTAGTCGCTTGGATCATCGACTTTATCCAGTCGACCCGGCCGCACTCGAAAGGCGTCGTCACGGCCAATAGCTCGCCGCAGCTTGAGACGAAGACGTGGGCGGAAGTCGGCAAGTGGCATGCGCGCGGGATCACGTCTCGGTGGTTCCGCTACACGGCGTCGCGGGGCTCGATGCGGCGCGTTCACGTTCAGCACCCGGTGACGTGGCGTTGCGATGCGATCCCGTGGCGGAAGGAGACGCCGGAAGCCTTCGCCGGCCAGCATGCCGTCGACAGCACTTCGTACTACATCAACGACGAAGCATCGGCGATCGAGCGCAACATATTCGAGACGCAGGACGGCGGCCTGACCGATGGCGAGCCGATGCAATTCCTGTTCGGCAACGCGACCCGAAACTCGGGATACTTTTACGATACGCACATGAACACGAACTTGCGGCGACTATACCGCTGTAAGCGTGTCGACAGCCGCGACGCCTTGATCCCGAACAAGGAAAAGCTTGCTCAAGACGTTGCGACCTACGGCGAGGACAGCGACTATATTCGCGTCAAGGTGCGCGGCGAATTTCCGAAGCAATCGACCGATCAATTCATCTCGACGGAAATTGTCGAACAGGCCCGCAAACGCGAAGGATCGTCGAACATCACGGACCCGGTCATCTACGGCGTCGACATTGGGGGAGGATCGAGCGACGAAACCACGATCTACCGCAGGCGCGGGCGCGATGCGAAGTCCCTGCCGCCGATCATCATGCGCGCGACCGGGCCGCGCAAGGACTGGCTGATGCACGTCGCGGGCAAGATTGCAGAGCTGGCCCTGAAAGACATGCCGGACGCGATCAACATCGACGGTGGCGGCCTTGGTCAGGGCGTGCCGGATCGGCTCGAACAGCTCAACGTCCCGAACGTCAACAGGATATTCTTCGGCGGCCATACCCTCGACGCGAAGTACCACAATCGCGGATCGTATATGTACGGCATGACGCGCGATTGGCTGGAAGACGGCGGCGCTATACCGGACGACGACGTGTTGCAAGTCCAGTTGACCACGCGCCAATATTTCTTTCATGCGACGCGCAACGCGATAATGCTCGAAAGCAAGGAAGACATGAAGGCGCGAGAGGGAACCGCCAGCGTGGGAAATGCCTCGCCGGATCGGGCGGATGGGCTGGCGTTGACGTTCGCCCTCCCTGTCGGCCCTCGCGAGATCGCAAAGACCCGCGCGGAATTGCGCGGAGAGACCGTTCAGGATACGGAGGATGCCGTCTATCGGCCCGGAGTGTAGGACGTGGCGCGCATAACCGACTGGATTTTTGGCACCTCGGCCGCGCCGAATACTGGCGACCAAGTGCCGGCGTTCGTGGCTTTGGGCTCGAACGGCCTTCCCATTGCAGGGGGAGGAGCGTCGAACGCCAATCCGGGCGCGGATTACGCCAAGGACACGAAGCAGGACGCCGGGAACGCGGCACTCGGAACCACTGCCGACGCGGCTTATTCCGGCACCGGATCGTCCTCGATAGTCGCGGCACTCAAAGGTGTCTACGCAAGGCTCGCCGGTACGCTCACTGCGACGCTTGCGGCCGGGTCCGCTGTCATCGGGGCGGTGACACAGTCTGGCTCGTGGAACATTACAAACGTCACGGGTACGGTAAGCCTACCGACTGGTGCGGCCACGAGCGCGGCGCAGACGACCGGCAACACATCCGCCGCGACGACGGCGACGGCGGCGGGCGCTCCGGCCGATGCCACATGGACCGGCACGGGCTCCGGCTCGATTATTTCTGTGATCAAGGCGGTATGGTCGGCCGTGCGCGGTCGACATCTTTATGTGGCGGAAAGCTCGTTCGCCCTCGCGGCGTCGGGACAGCTTTCCGGCGGGAATTATGTGGCAAACCCACCAAGCCCCAGCCCGTATCGCCGCCTCTTGGCGACAGCTTACAGCAACGTAGCGGGCACGACCTACATCATCGACATGAACGACGGGCTCGGTCATTTCGCGCAAATTCAATCTGCCGTCCTCGCTGCCGGCGTCGTCACGTCGATCGACATTCCATTGCCGCTCATGAGCGCGGATACTCGATTTCGCATTTATCTTGTCAACGGGGCTACGCCGGCAACTCTGGCGTTTACATCGATCGGGCTCACGGTGTGAGGTGCCATGCCTATATTCTACAATGGTCGCGAGTTAATCGAGGGCGTCCCGCGCCCAGCGACTAGCGTCCCGCCAGAGGCGGGCACGGTCGGCGGCATTGGTGAAAGCGACCTTTACGCACGGGGAGACCACACGCACGAAGTCCGTGCCCGGCGCAGGCGGGTGACGCTCACTTTGGCTGTCGCGCCGTCGCCATATGCAGGACAAGACGTGGCGCGGTGGGTGTTCGGGAAACCGTTCCTTACGAAACCCATTATCGTGTGCTCGCCAGAGGACGATGGCGGCCAGCCGGTATTCGCCGGGGCCATCAAATCCTCTTTCGAGCAAGACGCCAACGGATTGTGGACCGCCGTCACCGTGAGAGGGCAGAGATCACGTCCGCTTCCGAGCCTCGGCATCCTCGCGATCCCGGCGCTTAACAACGCTCTTGCGCTGTTCAATGTCTTCGGCGCGTCTGCGGCCGGCGTGGTCGTGGGCTTGACGGCGGCGGAAGAAACGCCGACGACGTGAGGGCATCTTAGGAGACGCTTGGTATGTGCATTTTCGGCGGCGGTGCCCGCGCTCGTCCTCCGGCTCTCCCACCGCCGCCTGCCGCCCCGCCGTCCGCTGGCGATGCGGACGTGAACCGGGCGCGTGCGGACGAACAGGCGCGCATCCGGGCACTGTCCGGCTCCGGGTCGACCATGCTCACGACGGGCAAGTCGCTCGACGATGCGGGCATGATGGGCAACAAGGCAAAGCTGGGGCAGTGATGGACCACGATCATTTCTGGCAGGCGATCATCGTCGGCCTCGCGATTGCCCTGGTAGCGATCGGCCTCAACGCCGCGTGCGTGTTCCTGAACAGTGACAAGTGGGCCATGATCGGCGTCGCGGCCGGGGTTCTCGCCCTCGTCGTTGCGTGGTGGTCGGCGAGCGCGCAGGCGAACGGGGCGGATTGGGACATCGATCTGCTGTCTCTGTCCGTTTCGGGGCTCGTCCTCGTCTCCTACCTGTCGGCGTTCGCCTCGATTCTGCTCGCGTAAGGCATCCTCGAATGGTCATGGTCCAATCGGCTGACGAACGGCGTGCGCCGCTCCCGAAGCCGAAATTCATGCTCTTGGACCTGCCTAAAGCGCCGTTCGAAAAGCGACGCGCGCTTCTGCGAACCGAGCGCTCGTATTACGACAGCGAGTGGTATGAAATCAGCCGGTTTATCCGGCCGCGTCGGTCGAAGTTCATCAACGGTCGGCCGGGGCACGGCACGACCGGGCGGGCCGACGACAACCGGCTCGCCGTGGACATCATCAACACCACGGCGACGATCGCCAGCCGCACGCTCAAGAGCGGCATGCACTCCGGCCTCTCGTCTCCGGCACGTCCTTGGTTCCGACTGACGCTGGAAGACAAGGACTTGGCCGAAAGCGGCGACGTCAAGGAATATCTCACGGCGGTCGCGCGGCGCATGTCGGCGGTGTTCGGTCGGGGAAACTTCTACAACTGCCTGCATACCGGGTACGGTGACATCGGCGATTTCGGAACATCGGTCATGATGATCGACGAGAATTACAAAGACGTTATCCGGTGTCATACCTATTCGCCCGGTACGTACATGCTGGCGACGGACGACGAAGGCCGGGTGAATACGGTGTATCGCGAGTTCACGCGCACGGTCTTGGCGTGTGTTCAGAAATGGGGAATGCGCGTCTCTCCTACCGTGATGAATATGTACCACAACGGAAATCTCGACGCCTATGTCGATTTGACCGAAGTGATTGAACCGAACATGCAACAGGTACGCGATGTGCTTGGGCCGCGCGGAGCGCCGTTCCTGCGGCTGCATTACGAGACCAAGGGCGACGGCGACCGGCTCCTCGACTGCAAGGGGTGCTTCGAATTCCCCGGCTGCGTTCCCCGGTGGGAAGTGCGAGACGACGACGTGTACGGGTACGGGCCGGGGCTGGAAGCTCTGGCGGACGCGCGCGGCCTACAGGTCATGGAGCTGCGCAAGCAGATCATGATCGACAAGATGGCGACGCCGCCGACGCAAGGCGGGTCGAAAGGGACGCAAGTCAAGCATCGGGCGGGCGCGCACACGTTCACGCCGGACAGCCTCGGCGCGCGCAAGACGATCGACACGCTCTATGACATCAATCCCGGCGCGCTCCAGGCGCTCGGCGCGGAAATTCAGCGCGGCGAGGGGCGCGTCCGGGAGAGCTACTTCTACGACCTGTTCCTGATGTTCGCCGAAAGCGACCGGCGCGAGATTACCGCGCGCGAAGTCGACGAACGCAGCTCGGAAAAGCTACTCGCGCTCGGGCCGATGCTTGAGCGCCAGTTCGACGAAAACCTGAACCCAGCGATCGAGCGCGTGTTCAACATCATGAACCGAGCGCGCGGGCCGAACGGCGAAAGCATGTTCCCGGACCCGCCGGACGAAATCGACGGGATGGAGCTCAAGGTTCAGTTCGTTTCGCCGCTTGCCCAGGCGCAGCGTGCGGTCGCGATCGGCGGCATCGAAAACCTGTGGCGGTTTGCCGGTGGTGTCGCCTCGGCCGCTCCGTCCGTCCTCGACAAGCTCGACGCGGATCAGGCGCTCGACGAATACGCCGATGCGACCGGCGTGCCTCCGGGGCTGGTGCTGTCGGATGACAAGGTCGCCAAGGTCCGTGCGGACAAGGCGAAGGCGGCTGAAGGCGCGGCGATGGCAGCGGCGGCGGGGCAGGCGGCAGAAATCGGCAAGACGCTGTCTCAGACAGAAGTGTCCGACGAAAACGCCCTCGGCCTCATCACCGGCGGCGTGGGGGCTTACTAGTGATCGACGACGGCCTTTCGGACGGCGCTGCCGCTGTCGCAGAACAAGAGGCGGCGCAGAAAGCCGCCAAGCGATCCGCCCATGATACAGCCGTCGTCATGTCGACGCGCGAGGGTCGGCGGTTCGTGTATGAAATCCTGTCGGGCCTCGGGGTGTTCGTGCCGGTCTATACCGCGCGACAAGCCGGAGCGCAGGAGGGCGGCATGATCCTGATCGCCGATCGGGTTAAACGCGCCGGCCACGATTTTTACCATGTCATGCTGCGGGAGAACGAGAGAGATGACGACGTTTCGGAATAGACTGGGCGCAGGTTCGGCGGCTTTCCTGTTTGCCGGCCTGCTCGGGCCTCGGATCATGCTCGCGCCGGAAGGCGAAGGGGGAAGCGGTGGCGAAGGATCAACGGGCAGCGATCAAAGCGGTGCTGGCGGTGGGGCTGGCGGCGGCGCTGGCGGTGATCCTCCCGCCGGAACCGCCGGGAAGGAAGGCGAGGCCGCCAGGCCCTCCATCCTCGCGGAAGCCGTCGCGAAACCGGCGGGAGAAGCGGCCAAGCCCGCCGAAGGGGAAGCCGAGCCCGAAGGTGAAGGCGATCAGGCCAAGCCGGAGGGAGCCAAGGACACGGGCGACAAAGAGCTAGGCGACAAGGCGAAGGCGAAGGACGGCGAGACGCCGGCCGACGACACGCCGAAGGATGTCGACGGCAATCCGATCCCGGAGACCTACGAAGTCAAGATGCCGGACGGCATGAAGATGGACGAGGCTTTGATGGAAAAAGCCGCGCCGATCTTCAAGGATAAAAAGATGTCGCCGGATCAGGTACAAGCGGCGGTCGACCTTTATACCGAAATCACCAAGGAACAACTCGGAAAGTATGCCGAGCAAGTCGCGCAATGGGCGATCGACACGAAGAAAGACCCGGAAATCGGCGGCGCGAACTACGAGCGTAACCTTGGCCTCGCGAAGACTGCGTTCACGGCGTTCGGAAACGAGCGAGCGATGCAGATTTTCGACACTTACGGGCTCGGGAACAACCCGGACATCCTGCGAATTTTCGTGCGCATGGGCGAGGCGATCGGCGAGGGAGCGACGGTTCTGCCAGGATCGGCTACGGGCGGGCGCATTTCCGACGCCGAAGCTATGTACCCCAGCATGAAGACCTGATACAGCGATTTGCGGGGACCGCTGAAACTTGGGAGGTGAAGCAAACCGTTTTGCAAAACGTGAGGCTTTGAAATGGCGGTCGTTGGCTCCCTTGTCACCACGCTTACGGACATCGGCAAGGGGCTCGATCCCAATGGCGCCGTGGCCCGCGTGATCGAAATCCTCAATCAGCAGAACGAGATGCTGGAGGATATGCTCTGGATGCAGTGCAACGACGGCACCTCGCACAAGTCGAGCATCCGCACCGGCCTACCCTTCGGTACGTGGCGCATGCTGTACCAGGGCGTCCAGCCCGCGAAGACCACGCGAGCCCAGGTCGTCGACACGGTCGGCATGCTGGAGAACTACTCCGAGCCCGACAAGGACGCCGTCGACATTCAGTCGAACCCCGGCGCGTACCGCCTCTCCGAAGCCAAGGGCATCATGGAGGGGATGAACCAGCAGATGCAGCAGGCCGTTCTCTACGGGAACCAGAACGTGGTCCCGCAGATGTTCACGGGCCTCTCGCCCCGCTACAACTCCCTAGCAGCCGGCACCGGCGCGAACATCATCGACGCGGGCGGGACCGGCGTCGACAACACCTCGATCTGGTACGTGACGTGGGGCGAGGACACCTGCCACGGCATCTATCCGAGGGGCCTGCCCGGCGGCCTCACGCACCGCGACCTCGGCGAGGACACGAAGACGCTCGCGGACGGCGGCATGTATCAGGTCTACCGCGACCACTTCAAATGGTCGGCGGGCATGGTCATCCGCGACTGGCGCTATGTCGTCCGCATCGCCAACATCGACGTGTCCGACCTGACCACGGACGTGAACAAGCTCAAGGCGCTCGTCGGCCTGATGATCCAGGCGGCCGAGATGATGCGCACCACCGGCATGGGTCGCGCCGCGTGGTACATGAACCGGAACACGGCCTCGAAGCTGCGAACCGCGATCCTCGAAAAGGTCGGCCTGAACCTGACCTGGGAAACGGTCGCCGGGAAGAAAGTCATGATGTTCGACGGCATCCCGGTTCGCCGCGTCGAACAGCTCCTCAACACGGAAGCGCGCGTCGTCTAGCGCCACAAGGCGGGCTCGTCCCGGCGGTCAGGACCGACCGCGTATTGGGTTCCGGCGACCTGCGAGGGCCGCACCAGATTTCACAGTCGCGAGGCTCGCCCGTCATGATCCTGTCCAAGCAAGACGAACTCTCCAACGCCCAGGCCGTAACGGTCTCGGCCGCGTCCACGAACCAGCAGGATTTCGGCCCGGCGGCCTACACTGGCAACTCTGCCGGCAAGAGCGTCGGGACTGTGTTCTTCAACGTGGACACCGATTTCACGGCGGCCGGCGCGGCGACGTTGCAGATGGGTCTGCGGTCCTCGGTCAACGCGGATATGTCCGGGTCCGTGACGCACCTCCTGACGCCCGCGATACCGGTGGCTTCGCTCAAGCGCGGCAACAGCCTCCGGGCCGCAGGCCTGATGCTGCCGATCCCGGACAACGTCCAGCGGTATGTCGACGTGTTCTATACCGTCGCGACCGGCCCGTTCACCGCCGGAGCCATCTCGGCGCGGATCACGCTGGCGCAGCCGAACAACGTCGGCGCGTAATCGCGGCGGCCCACCTCGTAGAGCGGAGAGTTTCGAACAATGAGCGAACAGGCAGACAAGGCGCGCGAGGCGGCCCGCAAGCAGCGCGATGCGGCCGACGCGGCGGCAGACAGGGCTGACAAGGCCGAAGGCACGGACGCCGCCAAGGCGGCTCAGGCGCGGCGTGAGGCCGAGCAGCGTGCGGAGGAGGTCAAGCTTGCGGCCGAGAACGCCGGCAAGTCGGATGCGGACAAGGCGAGCCTGCGGGCGGCCGACGCCGCGAAGGCCGAAGGTCTCGACGCTCGCGAGCTGGCGATCGACGCCCGCGAGAAGGACTTCGAAGCGCGCCTCAAGAGAATGGAAGACGCGCTTCTCGGCGGCGCGACCGGCCTCCAGGGCGCACCCCTCGACCAGCCGAAGTCGACACACGTTCTCTCGCCCGGCTCTCAGAACGATCCAGCGGCGGTCGGCGTTGCCGGGGCGATGTCGGGGGTTACGTCCGGCCCGAAGCTCCAGCCGCACCCGCTGGCCGGGACGGACGCCTCGGCCCGTCCCATGTTCGACTGGGTCGACGGCGAAGTGACCGTGTGGGGCCGGGACCAGCACGGCCGGGTGATCCGTCCGACCGAATATCCGCAGCTCACCGAGCAGGACGTGCGCCTGACGAAGACGATCTACATCGACGATGCGATCCGCAACGCCGGGGAGATCATGCGTCAGTACACGGGGCCGCTGGGGTCCGGCATGATCCCGATCGGCCCGGACGGCAAGGACTTGCCCCGGAGCCAGTACGACAAGCGCTGATCGCTTGCGCCTAGTCGCTAACGCGCCGGCCGTGTGGTGGCCGGCGCGAACTCTCTCGGGGTGGACATGGCCGCTGAACTCGTCTCGCTCAAGCGCACGCCCTCCGAGAAGAAAGAGGAAATGCCCTCCGAGTACACGCCGCCCGACTACGGGTACGGCACGCGCCTGTCGCTGAACGAAGACGACATGGCGAAGCTCGGCATCGAGCGTGGGACGATCGGCGATACGATGATGCTCAACGCGAAGGTCCGCGTCTGCGGATACAGCGAGGGCAGTCATGAGACGCATTCGCACAAGACGCTCGAACTCCAGATCACGGACGCCGCGCTCGCGCCGGCCGCGGACCCGAACAAGGTCGACGACGCGACGGCCCTCTACGGGAAGCGCTGAGAATGGCCTCGTCCGACATCGCGATCGTCAATCTCGCGCTCGGCCACCTTCGCCAGCGGACCATCGCCAGCTTCGCCGACAGGTCGCCGGAAGCCGCGCGCGCAAGCGAGTATTACCCCCAGGCGATCGACACGGCTTTGCGCGCGTTCGATTGGACGTGGGCGCGCTCCTACGCGCCGGGTGTCCTGATCGAGGATGCGGCGATCCCTGGTTTCGCTTACGGGTTCGAATACCCGGCCGACTGCCTGATGCTGCGCGGGATCGCGAACCCGAACGCCCTCGATCCGCCCATCCCCTACAAGCTGGCCCGGTTCGGCGGCGATCAGGTCGTGTTCGCCAACGTGCTCGCGCCGACTTTCGTCTACACGGCGCGCGTGACGGACGTTCCGGACTACGACCCGCATTTCGTGCAGCTCGCGAGCTACCATCTTGCGGCCATGCTGGCGATGCCGTTGACGGGAAAGCGACAGCTCCTCGACGACATGCGCAAGATGGCCGAGGCCGCGCGCGATGGCGCATGGACGGACGCGGCAAATGAGGAGCCGAACACGATAGGCGAGGACCCAACTCCCGATTGGCTCCAGGCGAGGGGAGTGCCCAACCGAACGCGACAGGAGCGGTCGGCGCTAGCCTGGGGCTCCGACTGCGCACCGACGACGGGCGGTACGATCCTCCCGAATTCGCAGAGCGCGGTCGCTCCGATCATGGTCACGTTGCCAGGGCCTCAAATCCTGCCGGCCTACATCCCCGGCCTGACCGCGCCCGTGCCGGAAATCATCGGCGAGGTGATCGAGGGCGTCTCGATCTACCTCGATGGCGGCCGGCTGCAAAATCGGAACCGGCGACCTGGCTCTTTCGACACGTCCGTTCTCTGCGACGGAGGCCGGCTTAACGGGGACGGCACGCGACAGCCGGAAGCTCCGGTTTACAATTACGTTGTCGCCGACATGGGAAGGCTCTGACCGTGGCTATTGATCGCGTCGCACTGATCCAGCACGTTCGTTCGTTCGTTCCGGGCGAGCGTCCGGCCGCCATGTACGAAGGGGAAATTTTCTTCAACTTCGGCGATAAGATCATGCTCGTCGGCGACGGCGGCGCGGTCGATGATCTTCTGCCGATCGGGATTGGCGGGTCGTTTTTCTCCGAGCTTTTCCCGAACCTTATTAGCTTCAGCCCGGTCAAGGCGAACGGCACGAACAACGACGCCGTGCCGCTCGCGGCGTTTGCCGCGACTGTTCCGTCGATCCATTTCGACAGGGGGGTGGTGCGGATTGCGACCGCGATGACGATCAGCAAGCCGATCAAGGTCAGCCCTGGCGCTCGCATCCGCATCGACGGCGTCGTGCTGACGGTCAACGCCGATGTGGAGGCGATCCCCTACGTTATTTTCGAGTGCGTCAATGGTGGCTCGGTCGTTTTCACCGAAAAGGGGCCGCGCGCCTCCCACGTCGAATGGTGGGGCGCGATCGTCTCGACCAGCCCGAGCGTGAACGATGGTGCTTCTCCGGCCGCGAATGCCGTCGCGATCAATGCCGCGATCCAGTCCGCGCCCCCGCAAGGCATGATTATCTACATGCAGCCGGGCTTCTATTGGGTCGATGATACAATCCGCCTGAATAAAAAGAAAGTCGAGCTAATCGGCCAGGGCTATCAATCGACCTATCTTTGGCACACGACGAACGATAAGACGATGGTCTTAATCGGAACGGATGTCGCCACCGCGCCGTCGACTTATCCCAACTTCGATAATATCCGCATGACTGACATCTCGGCGCAGCGCGCAAGCGGCACCGCTATGTTCAACGCGGACTTTCTTCTCGGATCGAAAGGCATTCATATCCAGGGGACGGTGCGGGTTATCTTGACGCGCGTCGGTTCGGTGTTTTCGCAGTCCTGTTATTATTGGACCCGCACGACAAATTTTACCCCGATCGATTGCAGCGCTGTTTCTACGCCGACGACAGGGCAAACGGCATATCTCTGGATGTGCGATTGCCGGCCTGATCCGCTTACGGACGTTCTGCTCGCGGGGCAAAGCTCGAATGCCTCGACGAAGTCGAGCGGCTGTACAGCCTCGGCGAACAATAGCGCTGCCGGGGCTGGTACTTCGATTGCGCTCGCGGTGTATGGCCCGTGGTCCGACCAATTCTTCGAGGACTTCGAAAGCGCCGCCTGCGATTATGGCATGGACATCAACGGTCTTGATGGGACAAACAATCCGATCCGCGTCGATCTGATGTTCTACAATCCCGTATTCGATGGAGTGAAAATTGCCGCTCACCGCTGGGGGCAGATGGGCACCCGATCGTCAGCCCGCATAGTTGGCGGGTGGACAGCCTTTCTCGGGTCGGCGGTCGGCCCTGTCGCTGTCGAAATGAACGCCGCCTTCAACGTGACTTACACCGCGCACGAGGTGACGGGGTGGACGAACGCGACATGCATCGGCTTGAAGCTCGATGCGAATTCCACGGGCATCATGTTCGGCAATACAAACCTGTTGAGCGATTTGTTCAGCCCCGTCATCGTGAATGCGGCGAACCTCTGTGACATCTCTCCTTGCATCACTGGATATGCTGGCACCAAGGCCACGGCGCAGGCCGCTATCGCGATCTACGCTGGGGCTCGCAACAAGTTCGAGCCGTTCATTCATGGCGTTACCGGGGCGTTCGGCAACGGCATCGTCGGCGTCGCGGCGGCTCCGACGCACTCCGAATTTAACTTGACCGGCATAAGCCCTGGAGCTCTTGTGGCGTCCAAGCTTTTGCTCAACGGCGTCGCCATCCCGACGCGCGGCGATTACGGAACGGCAAACTATGTCACGGGGGTCATGACGTGATGGCGAAGAAACCGCGCGACCCGGCTCACATCTACAGCGAGCCCGCTTCGGATCGAGGAAAGACGCTCAGCGCTCGACCTGGGACGATCGTCGAGAAACACCGGCCGGCTCTGGAGCGCGCAATCGCCATGTCGGCCGCCTACCGCGAGGCGAACGATCCGCCAGTCGAGAAAGACCCGGATGCCTAAAAAGCTCCAGGCGTCGTTCACAGGCGGCGAACTCGATCCTAAGCTACACGCGCGCGTCGATCTCGCGAAGTATGGCACGGGCGCTGCCCGCATGCTGAACTGGATCGTACACCCCTTCGGGGGCGCGTCGAACCGGCCGGGCCTGGAATTCGTGGGCCGGGCGTTTGGCGATCAAGACGTTGTTCGACTTGTTGAATTCGAGTTGTCGAACAACGATACGTGCGTGCTGGAATTTTCGAATTTTGCAATGCGCGTGATCCGTCGCGGCGTGTACGTTCGCACGACCGGCAACGTGATCTATACGCTTGTGACCCCCTATCCAGCGTCAATGTTGTTCGACCTTTCTTTCCAGCAATCGAACGACGTTCTAACGATTACGACCGTATTTCATCCGCCGACTAGGTTTTCGCGCTTTGCGAACGACAACTGGGTTATCGATCAAACACTAGTCGAGGCCCTGGAGGTTGGGCCGATTGGTTTAGTTGGTTCAAACACGCAGAACATCCCACTGCCTCCCGACGTGTATTACGGCGAGACCGAGAACATTTACACGGTTACGTTTATCAGTGGCACGACCGGGCGCGAAAGCGTTCCGAGCGGTTCATTGAATATTCTTAACGACATGAACCTTTCCGGGTTTGAGAATAACATAGAATGGGACCCTCAGGCCGGCGCGTCCTCTTATCGAATTTATAAACTAAAAGGCGGCGCTTACGGGCTGATAGGCTATCACGATCGACCTATTGCACCGGGAGATAAAGGTAAATTCGTCGACAAGAACTTTATTCCTGATACGACGCAAGGTTTGCCGCAAGCTAAAGACCCTTACGCGGGGGATGGGAACTACCCGAAAACCTCGACGATATTCCAGCAACGCGCGGCGTTCGGCGGGTCTTTGCTCAAACCGAACCGGATTAATCTTTCTCAATCCGGAGATTACAACAACTTCAACACGTCTTTTCCGACCCGAGACGGGGATGCGATCGAATTCGCGCTGGCCGCGCGGAAGCGACAGGACGTGCAATTCTTCGTTTCCGTCGAAGACCTTATCGTGTTCACGACCGGCGGCGAGTGGCGCGTGCGCGGTACAGACGACGGGAGCCTGACGCCGGCCTCGATCGATGCGAAACAACAGTCGTCTTATGGGTGCGACCCGCGCATTCAGCCGATGATCGTTCAGGACGATATCATTTTCGTCGAGGCCAAGGGCGGGACGGCGCGCTCCATCGCCTATGATTTCGGGTCCAACAAATACAAGGGCGTGAACCTGTCTCTCCTGGCGGCCCATTTGTTCGAAGGGCGCACGGTCGTGCAAATGGCTTACGCCGGCACGCCGAATTCCACGGTGCTTCTTGTGATGAGCGACGGCGCAGTGCTGTCTTTCACGTACCTGAAGGAAGAGGAAGTGTTCGCGTGGTGCGAGCATCGGACTGACGGTGTTTTCGAAAGCGTCGCCGTCGTCGCCGAAGACGATGAAGACGTGCCGTACTTCGTAGTCCGGCGGGTGATCGGTGGCGTCGAGGTGAAGTACGTCGAGCGTCGTCGCTCGCGTCGCATTTACCGGGCCGACGATGCGTTCTTCATCGACAGCGGGCTTACGTATGAAGGCGCGGCGACGACGACGATTTCCGGGCTCGACCACCTTGCCGGCAGGTTGGTATCAGGCACGATCGACGGCGTTCCGGTGCGCGACCTTCCGGTTTCCGGCGGCGGCGGCGTCACACTTCCGTTTGCCGGGACGCTCGTCTCGCTCGGCCTGCCCTATGTCTCCGAGTTGGAAACGCTCGACCTCGACGTTGGGAATGTGGCGCTGAACGGCGAGCTGCGGAACCTGCAAAAGTGCATCGTCCATGTCGAGCGCTCGTCCGGCCTAGAGTACGGGCCGGGGCGCACGGCCGAGCGGTTCGAATACACGCCGCGCGAGCTGGAGGGAGAAGTCGTGACGGACGGCTTGTTCACGGGGAAATTCGAGGCGAAGTTCGACGGCGATTGGAATACGAACGGCCGGATGTTCTTCCAGTGCTCCCTGCTGCCTGTCACAATCCTCGCCGTAGTGCCGACGTTCGACGCAGGTGGCGACAGTGAGGGATAGCGGGTTCGTGGTTCGTCGCGCCATCGAGGGCGATGCGGAGGCCCTGGCGGCGAACCTGCGGGATGTCGACAGGCGCGAGATAGCCGCGACCTCGCTTGCCGACCCGCTCGCCGCAATCCGGCGGTGTCTCGCGAATTCCGAGAAAACGTGGGTGGGCGAACTCGACGGCGAGCTGATGTTCGTTTCCGGGATTTCGGATCGCAACTTCATGTCGGCTCGGCGCGCGCCCTGGCTGCTCGGAACGCCGCTGATCGAGACGCGGCCTTGGCCGTTCCTTCGCTACACAAAGGCGAAGATGCCGGAGCTGATCGCCGCGTATCCACACATGGAGAACCATATCGACGCGCGCTCTACGCGCACGATCGCGTGGCTCGCGTGGCTGGGATTTACGATCCATCCGGCGATGCCCTATGGTGCGCTGTCGAGACCGTTTCATCGGTTCACGCTCGGGGGCCGGTGATGTCGCGTGACGCTTGGTTGTGGGCGACCATCATCGAAACCGCTCTCGACCTTCTCTTGATCGCCGTCGCGCTGTGGTGGGCCTATGTGTGAAATCGCGACACTCTCCCTTGCGGCCGGGCTCCTCGGAACGGGCGTCTCGGCGATTGGCTCGATCCAGCAAGGAAACGCAGCGCGCGACGCGGCCGAATATCAGGAAGTCGTCGACCGCAACAACTCGATCCTCGGTATACGAGCGGCCAACGATGCGCGGGCGCGCGGCGCGGAGGCCGAGCAAACGCAGCGCCGGAAGAATGCCGCAGTGCTCAGTCGCCAGCGGGTGGCGTTCGCCTCGCGCGGCGTCGAACTCGACAGCGGCTCGCCCCTCGACATTCTCGGCGACACGGCGCAATTCGGCGAACTCGACGCCCTGACGGTGCGCGAGAACGCGGACCGCGAGGCGCGAGGCAGCGAGGCGCAGGCCCGGAATTTCCGGGCGTCCGGCGATCTAGCGCGGATGCGAGGCGAAAGCGCCGCGTCGGCCGGCGTCACCTCGGCGTTCTCGACGGCGTTGTCCGGCGGGTCGTCCGTGGCCTCGAACTGGTATCGGATGAGGTGAACGGGTGGCGATCCAAGTCCAATCCAATGTGAACCGCACGGTCGAAACCGCGCGCGCTCCGAACGAATTTCAGAGCGACGCCGGGGCGATGCCGGAGGCATTCGGCGCGCTTGAAGGCCGGGCGCTGGCCGGGGCCGGCAACGCGCTCCAGGGTGTCGGCAACGAACTCGCCGCGACCGCGTTCCGCCAGCGCGAGGAAGACGAAGCGCGCGGCGTTCTCGATGCGAACAACAAGCTCCAGGATGCGAGCCGCCGGTTCAAGTTCGGCGAGGACGGTAACGGCGGCGTGCTGGCCCGGCAGGGCGAGGCCGCGATCGGGATCACGAAGGACACGCAAGCGTTCTATGCCGAACAGGTGAAGACGCTCGGTTCCGAACTCAAGAGCCCGAAAGCCAAGCTGCAATTCGACCGGGTCGTGTCGCAACAGCGTGACGCGGACCTCGACGCGACGGCGCGGCGCGAGGCGGACAACCGGCTCAAGGCCGGAGCGGACGTGGCGAAGGCCACCGTCGAGCGGGCGACGCAGAACGCGATCGACGCGGCCAACGATGACAAGGTCGCGCAAGCGAGCATGAACGTCGGGCTGGCCGCAATACGTTCGAACATCGCCGGTTCGCCGAAAGAGGTGGTCGACGCCGCTGCGGAAGCGTTCAAGTCCGACCTCCAGACGAAGCGGATCGAGCGCATCGCCGTCGACAGCCCTGCTAAGGCAGAGGAGATGTACGGCCGGCTGAAGGGCGACATTCGTGGCGCGGATCACGTCAAGGTCGAGCGGCTCCTGCGCCCGTTGCAGGATCGTCGCGACGGTCTTGCCGTGGCTGCGGAATACACCGGAAGCCCTGGCCCGGCCGTCCAGCGGCTTGGCGAGGCGGCGACCGCTCCGCAGCCTGTGCGGGTCTCTGGCGCGAACCTGCCGGCCCTCGTGACCTCGACGGCTTCGGCGGAAAGCAACTTCCGGCCTGGGGCGGTCTCGCCGAAGGGCGCGGCCGGCATCTTCCAAGTCATGCCGGAGACGGCGCGCGAAATTTCGGCGAAGCTCGGCGACGGCCTGATCGGGCCGAATACGTCGCAAGCGGAAATCAAGCGCATCCTGGCCGACAGGGACACGGGCCTCCGGTACGGAACGTCCTATCTGCGGGATCAGCTGGTGCGGTTCGGCGGGGACATTCCGGCTGCGCTCGTCGCATACAACGCCGGGCCAGCCCGTGCGGAAGAATGGCTCAAGGTTCGCAAGTCGCCGAACGACCTCTCGTCGCTGCCGAAAGAAACCAGGGATTACGTTCCGAAGGTGATGACGCGGTATGCCGATCTCGACGGTGGATCGCCGGACGTGATCGGCGGCGAGCCGGACGCTTACAGCCTGGTCCGAATGGGCGCGCTGCCGAAGGCCGGCGAGCGCATGACGCGGCAGAATTGGTCGCTTAAATTTTACAAGGCGGGTGACATGCTGCCGCCGTCCGGCGATGTGGCGGTCGACGCGCGCGCGGCGGTCATGGCCGATACGCTGGGATCGCGGTTCTTCGAAGCGACCGGAATTCGCGTCCCGATCAACGACGACCGCGAGGGGCCGGGCACTCACGGCAAGCGGCGGGGCGTGCGCGACCCGCACGACAACCCCGGCGCGAAGGGATCGCAGCATCTTCACGGGCGCGCCTTTGATTTTCAGGTTCAGGCGCTCGACGAAGGGCAGAAAGCCCTGTTCCTCAAGATGGCGCGCAAGACGGGGTTTTCGGGGGTTGGCTTCTATGACGACGGACCTGGGCATTTGCACTTGGATACGGGCCGCGCGCGGTCGTGGGGTACGCAGCCCAAATGGGCCGGCGGCGCGATGGGTATCCCGGCGCTCGGGCAATCGGACATGGCCGTACCGGCAACCGTCGGCGGGCTACCTGTCCCCGCCTCGATGCGTGCTGGAGCGGGCGGCAGAGAAACGGCGGCTCTACGTGCTGTCGCAGCTCGCCCTGCTGGAACGGGCACAAGCTTCCTGCCTCCTGCACTGACGCCGGAGGCGCGCGACCTGATCGGCACGCCCGCGCCCACCGTCTCGTCCGTTGCGGCGGGCGCATCGTTCGGCGTCGTGCCGCCGGCCGTGTCGTCCGCGCTCCGGCTCGGCGATGATTTCGATCCGCAGGCGTGGCGCGATGCGGTGGCGAACGATCCGCGCCTCGACACACCAACGAAGCTGTCGAGCGCGAAGGCGGCCGTGGAGCGGGAAATCCGGGCGCGTGAGGGCTCGCGAAAGTCGGCGACGCGCGAGCTGCGGAACGAAGGCATCCGGCACGTCCAGGCCGGCGGGTCGGCCGACGACCTCAAGCCGGAGATTTACAGCGCGCTCGTCGAGCTCGATCCGAAGTTCGTGACTGACACCCTGCCGGCGATGGAAGAACGCATCCGCAAGCGCAAGGACACGACGGACGAGACGGTGATGTACGGCCTGTCGCAAATGTCGAAAGACGAGCTGGCCGACCTCGACCTGACGAACTATGCGCACAGGCTGTCGCGCTCGGATTTCGAGAAGTTCGCCGACCGCCAGAACGCGGCTCGATCAGGACGCGCGGCCGACGCCCTCAAGTGGGAGGGGATCGACACGCAAAAGGCCATCGCGACGAACGCGCTCACGGCGGCCGGGATCGTGGTCGACAAGGACAAGCCGGAGACGGCCGCGCGGGCCGGGCTGTTCATGCAGCGACTGGAGACGCGCGTGGCGGCGTTCTCGGCGGAGAACAAACGGGTGATGAAGCCGGCTGAGCTGAGCGAGACGATCGCGAACCTCCTGACGCCTCTGAACCAAGGGGATTACACCGGCAAGATGAAATACCTTTTCGAGGCCGGCACGCCGGAGGAAAACGATTTCCGCCGCCGGAACTCGCTGCCGCTGCCGGATGTGGGCCGGACGTTTCAGCCGGCGCGCAAGCTGGAGGAAGTCCCGCAGGCTTCTCTGCAAACGCTGGTCGACAACCACGCGACGTTGCGCGGGACGACGCCGAACGCGGCGCAGTCGATGCAGTATTTCAATGATTACACGGCGCTCTCGGTCGGCCGTGACATCGAACCGTCCGTCGCCGATCGCCGTGAAATCATCGAAGGTTTGCGGAAGAAGTTCGGGCCGGGTATCCAGAACGATGCGGGTCGACGCGAGGAGCTAGAAGCGAAGGTGCGCGACGTGTACGCTCGCACGCTGCGGGTACTCCTGACGCCCAAGCCAGCCGCCGCGCCAGCGAGCCCGGCCATACCCTTCTAGGATCGGATCGCACATGGCCGGATTGTTCGACGCTGCCGTTGAGGATGTCGCGGCAAGCGAGGACATGACGGCCCGCGCGGCGACGCCGGGTTCGACGCTGGCACCTCCCGCGCCGGCCTCCTCCGGCTCGCCGCTGGGCTCGACCGGGTTCGAAGAATTGCCGGACCCGGCGAACGCGCCGGCCGCGACGCCTGCCCGCTCGATGTTCTCGGCCGCGGTCGATGACGTGGCGAACGACGACAACGCCCGTCTGTCCGGGGCGCTGGAGATGGCGCGCGCGTCCGACCCGGCGAAGTATGCGGAGGCGCGGGCAATTGCCGATCGCGACGCCCTGCCGATGGAATTCGTGACGGCTAACCTCGATGATCTGAAATCGAGGCAGACGGCGAACGACATGCGCCGCGTTCTCGAAGACACGCCCGCGCTCAAGCAATGGTTCCTGACCGGCGACAACGCAAACGTCGTGAAGCGCGACGACTTGCACAAGCTTTCGGGCCTCGATCACCTGCTCGCGTCGAGCGCGGCCGGCTGGTCTGAGGGCTGGGATCAGCGGCAGTCGGCGGACATCCGATACCGCCAGATTTTCGGACGCGCATCGGCGGCCGAGATTGCCAGGGCGGACGCGGCGGACAAGCAAGAGGCGCGAGACTTCGGCGCGGAAGGGTTCTTCCAGGGCGCACCGGCCGCATTCTCCAAGATGCTGCCCGGCTTGCTGGGGTCGACCTCTGCCGGCCTCGCGCGCGCGTCTCAGACGGCACCGGCCGGCGCGGCGCTCGGGGCGCTCGGCGCTGGCCCGGCGGGGGCGGCGGCGGGGTTCGCGACAGGCGCGGCGGTGGGCGTCACGGCCGGACGCCTGGAGGATAATTTTCGGCAGGAAGCCGGCGGGGCCTACTCCGAATTCCTGCGGATAAAGACGGACGACGGCGCGGGCCTCGACCCGGACATCGCCAAGGCGGCAGCGCTGATCGCGGGCATGGCGTCGGCCGGTCTGGAAACGATCGGCGAGGCGGCGATCGAGCGGATGGTTCCGGGCCTCGACAAGATCGGCGTGGCCTCGCTGCTCAAGGGCGGATCGCGCGAGGCGCTGAAAGAGGCGATCAAGCAACCATCGATTCGCGCAGCGCTCAAGGCGTTCGGCGGCGGGATCGCCGGAGCGATGGGAACCGAGATTGGCACAGAAGTAGCTCAGGAGGGCGTCACGCTCCTTGCCGGGCTTGTGGCGCAGCGAGTGGACGGAGGCGAGTTTCAGGCCGTGGAAGGCCGAGAGGTGCGCGAGCGTCTAGTCGCTACGGCGACCGAGACGGCGCAGGCGATGCTGATCCTCGCGCCCGCGCTCGGGTCGACCCGGCTCGGTCGCGACCTTGCCGTTGCCAAGCGGTCGGTCGACATGCGCGAGATGTATCAGCAAGCGCACGACATGGCTGGAGAGACCGAGCTGCGAAAGGTTGCGCCGGAACGCTACCTCGACGCGGTCAAGTCGTTCCTGGGCCAGGGCAAGGCAGCGGACACGGTCTACGTGCCGGCCGGCAAGATGACAGAGCTGTTCCAAGAGATGGGCCTGTCGCCGTCCGACCTCGACGCTCGGATCGACGGGTTCTCCGGTCGGTATGCGGAGGCGGTTGCGACCGGTTCGGATGTGCATATCGACATGGCCGCATATCAGACGCACATCGCCGGCACGCCGCTCGGCGAGGCGCTGATCGAGCATCAACGGTGGCACCCGGAGCTTGAGACGGTCGACGAAGCGCGGCGGGCATTCGAGGCCGCGCGCGAGCAAACGGACGCCATGCTTGAGGACGCCGTGAACGCGGCGCGCGAGGACGCGGCGAAGGCGGCTCCTCGCCAGCAAGTCGAAACGAAGGTCTATGAACTGCTCGTCAACATCGGCGAAAGCCCGGAGGCCGCGCGGACCCAGGCGGCGTTGTACGGCGCGACGTTCGGGACGCTCGGCGAGCGGGCCGGCGTGTCTCCGCTGGAGCTGTTCGAGGCGCAAGGTCTCGACGTGCGTCGCGCTATGCCGGATGGCCTGGATTATCGCAAGGTCGATGAACTCGAAATCGCCATCGACGCGGTGCGCAAGGGCGATGGAGAGCGGGCGCGCAGGGCCCGTGCAAGAGGCCAGGGACAAAGCCTCGCGTCGTTCCTGGCTTCGCGCGGCGGGCTCGTCGAGACGGATAGCTTCAAGGGCGAGCTGTCTTCGCGTGATTTGCCGAAGGGGCTGATCGGCAAGCCGGACAAGGGGCTCGACCTCGACAGCGCCGCGTTGGCCGCGCTTGAGGCCGGGTACTTCCCGGACGCTGTGACGGAAGACGGCGGGTTCGATCGAACAGGGTCCGTCGAGGCGTTGCTTGCTGCGATCGACGACGAAGTTGCGGGACGCCCGCGTTACACGATCGAGGCGGAAGCGGTGAACATCGATCCGTCGCTTGCGCGGATCGAGGCGCTTGCGGATGAAATGGCGATCCTCGGCCTAGACCCGGCGTCGATGACGAACGACGAAATTCGCGCTGAACTCATGAGATCGTCGAGCCCGGACGCTCTGAATGGAGCGCTGTTTCAGACGGCGGGCCGTCCCGACCTTGCCGGCGACCGTGGCGACAAGCGCGGCTCGATCCAGTTCGGCGACGGCTCGACCATCATCAACCTGTTCCGTGCCGCGAACCTGTCGACGTTCCTGCACGAAAGCGGCCACCTGTTTTACGAGGTGATGCAGCAAGTCGGCGGGCGCGAGGGTGCGCCGGATCAGCTCGCGACCGACCTCGCGACGCTGCACGCCTTCACGGGTGCGGAGGTGGGCAAGCCCATCTCACGCGAGGCGCATGAGAAGTTCGCCAAGGCGTTCGAAACCTACCTCTCTGAGGGCCGCGCCCCATCCCCTGACCTTGCCGGCGTTTTCGAGCGGTTCAAGTCCTGGCTGATGTTCGTCTACCGCGGCGCGGCCCGCGCGATCGGCCTGCCTGCGATCCCGGCTGAAATCCGCGACGTGTTCGATCGCATGCTCGCGACGGACGAGGAAATCGCGGACATCGCGAAAGACCCGTCGTTCCGGCCTGTGTTCAAGGATGCTGCTGCGGCCGGCATGACTGAGCTGCAATGGTCTCGGTATCAGGCGTCGGCGCAGAACGCGACTGACGCGGCCAAAGGCGAACTCCTGGCGAAGCTCGTCGGCGAGAAAAAGCGCGAGCAAACGCGCGAGTGGAAGGCGGCCAAGGAAGCCACGCGCGAGGAAGTGTTCGCCGACCTCGCGACGCGGCCGGTCTATCAGGTCCAGCACTACATCCGCACGGGCGAAATACTGAACGGCGACGGCGTCGTGCCGATCGACTTGGCTGTGCGCCGGCTCGACCGCCAGTGGCTCGTGAACCGTTTCGGCGCGGGCGTCCTCTCGCGCCTGCCGCGACAAGTTCCGCCGGTCTACACGGACAAGGGCGGCCTCGACCCGGACGAAGTCGCCGAGTGGTTCGGGTTCACGTCCGGCGAGCACATGGTCGGCGAGATGCTGTCCGCGCCGTCGTTCGCCCGCGCCTTGAACGCTCGGGTCGACGAGCTGATGCGCGAGCGCAACGGCGACCTGATGTCGAACCAAGCCGCGATGACGGAAGCGGCGACCCAGGCGTTCAACAACGACGAGCGGGGCGTCTTCCTCGAAACCGAGCTGAAGGCGCTCGCGTCCAAGGCCAAGGGTTCGCCCGGAAACCCAATGCCGAGGCAACAGGCACGCGCCACGGCCCGCGAGCTGATCCGGGGTAAGGTTGCCGCCGAAGCCGGCCGCGTGGCCGTGTACGCCCGCGCTAGGGACAAGGCGGCGCGCGAGGCAGAGCGGGCCGTCCTGACGGGGGACTTCGCGGCGGCCACGGATGCCAAGCGCCGCCAGTTGTTCCACCATTTCATGACGCAAGAGGCGACCGCCGCGCGCGACGAGGCAGAGGCGACGCGCCGCTACCTCGACAAATTCGCCAGCCGGAAGCGTCCGCCGGGCGTCGACCCGGAATACCTCGACCAAATCGAAGGGTTGCTGGAGCGGTTCGAATTCAAGCGGTCGACAAGCCTCACGGCGATCAACCGGCGCAAGTCCCTGTCGGCGTTCGTGCGCGAGCGTGAGGACGCAGGCGACGCCTTCGCGATCCCGGAAGACCTTCTGACGGACGCCCGTTTGGTCTCGTACAAGGACATGACCATGCTCGATCTCGCGGCGCTCCGCGACGTGGTCAAAAATCTCGAACACCTGGGCCGCCTCAAGGGACAGCTCCTCAACAAGGGGCGGCGCATCTCCTTCGAAAAGGCGCGCGACGAACTCGTACTACAGGCGCGACGGACGCCGAAGAAAAAGGGGATCAAGGGGCGCAACCCCACGGACTGGGAGCGCATGAAAGGCACGGTCGCCGGCCTCGATGCATGGTTGCTCAAGATGCAGACCGTGTTCGATTGGTTGGACCTGGGCGATGTTAACGGCCCGTTCCAGCGCTTGATCTGGCAGAAGTTCGTCGACGCTCAGAACAAAAAGGGCGAGTTGCAAAAGGAATTCGCGGACAAAATCCAGGCGATCATGACCGGGATGCCAAAGGGGTATCTTGCCGAGAAGAAGTCTGTGCCGGCCCGGCCCGAGTTGATGTTCACGCGCTCCGAGCTGTTCGCGATCGCGCTGAACCAAGGCACGGAAAGCAACCGGAACAAGCTTCTCAAGGGCGAGACCGTGTCGCGCCTGGAGGGGCGTTCGTTCAACAACGAAGTCGAGATGAATTCTGCGCTGTCACTCCTGTCGAAGGAAGATTGGGACCGCGTGCAATCCTTGTGGGATTTACTGGAGGGCATGTGGCCGGAGACGGCGGCGCTGGAGAAGCGCATCTCCGGCGTCGAGCCGCCGCGCCTGGAGCGCCGCGAAGTCATCACGGCGTTCGGCACCTATCGCGGCGGGTATTACCCGATGGTCTACGATCCGCTGGTGTCGGGCGACGTGGCTCGGCGTGCGGAGGAGGAGGCGGACAAAAAGTTCGACAATGTCTATTCCCGCCCGGCCGTCGCGCACGGTTTCACGAAAGCCCGCGTCGAGGGTTACAGCCGGCCGGTGCTGCTCGACCTTCGCGCGCTCACGTCCCACATCGACGGCGTGATTCACAACCTCACGCACCGCGAGGCCGTGCGTGACACGCTCAAGCTCATAGCGGACCCGACGCTCGAACTCGCTCTGACGGAGACGATGGGGCGCGAGGTGTACGGCGAGATGAACAAGTGGCTCGACCGGATCGCGAAGGATCGCGGCGACCCGCCGGCCGATACTGTGGCGGCAAATATCCTCCGGCAAGCGAAGACGAATATCAGCGTCTACGCGATGGGGTTCCGGCTCACGACGGCGCTATCGCAGTTCGCCGGGTTCGCGAACTCCGTCGAGGTGGTCAAGCCGTCATTCCTGGGCGCGGCGATGATCCATTCGACCCGGCATCCGCGCGAGGCGTGGGCGCTCGTCCAATCGAAGTCGGGCCAGATGCGCGACCGTGTCAACAATATGGACCGAGACATCCGTGCCGCACTTCGCGCTCTGGAGGGCAAGGACGGCATGCTCGACGGGGCGAAGCGTTACGCCTTCATCCTCGTCGCGATGGCCGACAGGGTGGTGACGGTGCCGACTTGGCTCGGGGCCTACAACCAGCACATGGCGACGTATCCGGGCGACGAAGCCGGCGGCGTGCGCGCGGGCGATCGGGCCGTCGACCTGTCGCAAGGATCTGGCGCGACCAAAGACCTGTCCTCGATCATGGGTAATCAGGGCGGCGCGTTTCAGTTCATGACGTTGTTCTATTCGTATTTCAACACGTACTACAATCGGCTGCGGTCTCTCGGCAGAGATACGCGGACGATGTTCGCGGACGGAGAATACGAAGACTTGCCGCATCTCCTTGCGCGCTCGGTCGCGCTCGTGATCCTGCCGGCCCTCATGGCGGATTTGCTCGTGGGCAAGTGGCCGGAGGAAGACGAGAACGTGGCGTGGTGGGCGCTGCGAAAGTCGGCGCTGTACCCGTTCATGTCCGTTCCGCTGGCGCGCGACATCGCGTCGTCGCTAGATAGCGGGATGGATTACAGCCTGTCGCCGATCGCCCGGTTCGGCGAGCTGGCCGTAAAGCTGACGAAGGACGGACAGAACGTCATCTCCGGCGAGGGCGTCGAGGGGCGGCTCGTCGCCAAGCGTGCGGCCGAACTCGCGGGCTACACGTTCGGGTTGCCGCTGGGGCAG